GTAAACCCTTGCTCACCCGGTGTTGGTGCTGTGCCTATGCCCATTTGACCTCCGCCACCACCTGATGTGTCCTGTACGCCGCCCTGAGGGCCTTGTGGTGCCTGTTGTGCTCCTGCAGGGGCTGGTACGCCCTCTGGACCCATTGGTGGTTGTGCAGGCTGCTGAAAGCCTTTAAGTATCTCAGCTTGGATAGCAGCATCCTGCATAGAGTTAGTAACCTTGTCTGGGTCAAGATCCATAGACTTAGCAATCTCACGGATAATGAAGTCCATCTTAGCAAAGGGAGCTAGTACTGGGTTCTGTGCTACCTGTAGGAACTGCATCAAGCGCTGTGAGCGTACTTCGTTAGCCATAAGGCTCTCTGTACCAGATGCACGCACCTCTAAGTCACCACGTAGTTCTTCATCAAAGTCAAACTGCATGTTGAAACTAAAGAAAGCTTTACCCATTGGGCGTACAAGGTAATCATCTACGTTCTTAACAACTGTACGGATACTGCCATTAGCAGCACCCATAAGCATAGATATACCAGAAGCAGTACGTCCAACACCACTGACACCCGTTTGACCATGAGCAAAGCTAGGAAAACCAGTAGACTCATCAGCTAAAACTCGTGCCTTATCAAAGAGTTGGATGTTTTCTTGGGCTACGTTGGGGAACTTGGTGCCGAAGATGGCTTGTCCGGGGGCACCCCCTTGACGCCTAAACACTTTTCCTGGGTACACGGACATATCCTGTCCAGGCACTAGGTTAGTTTCATCTACTTCAATAATAAGATTACCAGATAGAGCAGCGTTGTCAATAGCCATACGCATAAAGCCATTCATCAGGGTCTGCGTGTCATCCATGTTCTCAGCAATACCTACACCAAAGAAGCTGTAAGGGTTATGCTCAAAGGGAGTAGCGTAGTAGGGGATACGTGAGGGTTTAAATGGGTTTAGCACAAAACGGATAACTTCTCCATTACATACCCAGATGTTACAGTTTACTTCATCAAGATCCTTGTACTCTTTAGGTATATTAACGCCATTCTCTTCTAGGTGCTCAAGGTCAACAAAGCCCCAGAACTCTAGTACTTCCCAGCGCTCAGAGTCAGGCATTGACTCATCATCAGCCATAGCCATTTCCCAGTGCTTCTGAACATAGTCAGAGCCTTTATGTATTGCTTCTGCAATAGCTTCCTTCATGAAGTATGGACGCGAACGCAGGCCACGTAACTGTGTGCGAGACATCTTATGCCGCTCAATTACATACTCAGCGTCATCCATAGATGAAGCTTCTGGGTCAGGATAGAAGTTCCATGCCGATACATGACTAGTCTCTGGGACAGTTTTGATCAGAGGGTCATAGTTACCTTCTTCATCCCAGTTGGGGTACTCTTTATCTACAGCAAAGGGGCCTTTCATGACACCTGTACCAAGTAGAGCCATCTCAAACGCCATAGAGCGTAAGTGAATAGAAGCACCTGACTCATTTAACTGATCATGTATCTTCTTTTCCATCTTCTTAGCTGCAACCATAGCAGGGTGGTATGTAACAGTAGTTGGTGTAGTACCATCACCCTCAATGATTTTCTCTGATACAGACTGTAGTTTATTGCGCTCTGGACCTAACCTGTTTTGTATGTCACCCATAGTCTCGCCTGGGTTAAGCTTAGCATCCCTGCCAAACACAAAGGGTTCAATAGGTGTAGACTGAGTTACACTCTTTAGTTGTGCACCAGCTGCATCAGAATTAGGGTCTATATTAATGTGTACCGCTTCAGCAACGCCATCAGGTAACACTGTAGGGTCTACTGTCAGAGGAAACTTGTTATTACCAAACAAAACATCAACAATCTGCCCATAAGCAGCAAGGGTCTTAGTTTTAGTTACCTTAACAAATACACGAGACTTCTCCGTGTCAGTAAATTGAACATCAGGGCTATATAGGCCACGGTAGTTACGATAAGCACGTAACCAGCGCTCCTCATCCCCTCTACGGGAGTCTTCTGAACGAGTGAAGCGCTCTTCAACAAAGGCTACAACGTTGGGCTTAGAGTCAAAGATACTATCCTTGCCATCTGTGGCTGCTGTTACATCATCCGTATCGAAGGAGAGATCATCCATATCTGCCATGTCTTAGTATCCAAACTTGTTATCTGCGGCCTGAAAGCCAGTACGTTGTTTTGTAGGGTCGAAGTCCCACAGGGAGCTACGAGGTCTTGTCATAATACCGTAACGAAGGGCATCGTAAAGGTGATCCTCTGCATTAGTGTCTACATCCTCTGGGTTGCGCTTATCTAATGGTATAGACGGTATTTGTGCTATTGTGTTGGTACAGGAAGCCATAAATACAAGCCTAGGCTCCTCAGTAAACTCATCTACCTGCAAGCGGCGGTGTATCTCATTTTTACCTGAAACACGGGAGCCACGAGAACGGTCAGACGGTCTCCATCGACAACCCTTCATGTTCATTTGCTCTGCTAGTGATGGTCCTGTGTCACCCCTGTTGTGCCAGAGTGAGGAGTCTAGAACTCCATACCGAATTGTACCGTCTTCTGCTTCTGCATTTAGTATCATGTCAGCTAGATCAGTAGCTGTAACCTTAGAGCAGTATAGCTCTCTGTAAACAATTAACTGCTCAGATGGAGAAACAGCAAACCATACAACTCCTGAGTAGCTACCATAACCATAGTCGCAAGCCCTAAAGCGTGTCCAAGATGAAGGAATTTTGAAGTCTTTAACAACGTGTATAGCCCTATTAAACTCTGGGAAGGCAGCACCTTCATTAACGTCCCAGTTACCCTCTAGTAACTGTTTCTTCTGGTGTTCAGGTAATGACAGAAGCATTGCTTCGTAGTCGCCACCTTCTGCTAGGTATGGGTTGTCAAACAAACTAGCAGGAATAAACCTACGTTTAAATAGCGGATCACCTGCTCTACTGTGTCCTGCAGGGTATCTAATAGTCTCACCTGTCTCTACATTCGTAGCCCAGTAGGGTGTATTAGCTGGAGCAGGGTCAATAAACATCTTTTTAACCCAGCTGTGTCCGTTTCCCCCTGGGTTTGTTGTTCCACGCATGTACAAACCAAGGTCTTTGGAGTGTGCAGATCTCAAGCGACTCCTCATATAGTCCCAAGCATAAGGGCTAGCCCATTGGGTAAGCTCATCGAAGCCAATCCAGTTAAAAGCTTGTCCTTGGTAGCGGGTGACATCGGTATCTTTATCCAAGTAAGACATCCAAAGTCTGCCACCCTGAGGTGAAGTCCACTGAGACTTACGTTCGGACCACTTAATTCCTGGTATAGCACGGGGGTACAACTCCTGTGATTTTTGTATGAGTTCTCTTAGCTCTTCTGTAGTATGTCGCACAAGTAACCCACTGAAATTAGGGTTATTAAGGCCATGTAGCGGGTCTGCAAGCATGGCGAACGATTTTCCCCCGCCAGCCGCGCCGCCATATAGAACCTCACGCTCAGATGAGGATAAAAACTCTGTCTGAGGGCCAGGGTTAGGCTTAAACACTACCTCCTGTGCTAGATCTACATCAAAAGGCTCAGCTTTCACCTGCGCTGGGCTGGTCTGCTTCTGTCGTGTAGTAGCCTGTGACACCTTTTTCGAGCTTGTCGATTTCTTTAAGCGTTTCTTGGAGCCTTTTGGCAAGCCTTCGCTTAATAACAGATGCTTTTTTACGTCTTCGCTCAATTGCTATTCTTTTCTGTAGACCTACGTGAGAAATACTGCGGCCTGTCTGTGTAGTTAACCAGTTTGCCACTTCTCTGTAACTATACTGCCTAAGATGTTTCTTTGCAAGTAGTATTGCTTCTAGTTCGTGAGGTATAGGCCTAAAAAGTTTCTCGTTGTCTGGGTCTATCTCGTAACCAAAAGGCACAGCACGTGCTGCAACTCTTACTACAGGGTGCCAAGTCTTGTCTTTCTTATTGGGGCTAGGTAATTCCCAGAACCCTAAGTCTCTATCGTAGTCATACCTAGTCAATGTTACTCGTTCTTACCTTCTTTGGGTGGCAGATAAAAGATACCTCCCCCAGAAGAGGAAACATCTACTTTGTCTACCTTACCAAGTCCTGCACGATCAAGCAAGTCCTTAGCAGCAGCCATTTTATCTTTGATACCAAGTTCCGTAGGGTCATAGAGAGCTTGCACCATAGCCATTGCAGCTTTGGGGGCAGTACGAGAGAAGTAGCTACGAGTAGCTTCCGATATTTCATCTTTTAGTGCCTCAACAATTAGTCGTGTAGGTGTATTTTCGCTGTACCCAGCAAGGTGTTTAGCAGTAACAACGTCACCACCAGCCTCATCAAATAAGACTTCAAGAAACTTCTGCTGATTCTCTGTTAAATTACGTGCCATGTTCTATCCTTTTAGTAACCAGACTGTATAAAAGAGACCAGCTATACCTATAAAAAGAAGTAAAATAGATACACTCCAAGTTATTATAGCTTCTTTTATTTCTGCTTGTCTGTATTCCTGTGCTTGTTTTTGTTTTCTAATCTTTGCTTCAGTACGTACTAACTCATCCCAAGCAGAAGGTCCATAGACGAAACTAATATGGTTCTTTAACTCTTCTCTCATTTCTCTAGCTTTTTTAGCTGCAGAGAAGGCTTGTATTGCTTCCTGTTCTACACTACCGCTAATAGCCTTCCACCAAGGTGGGTTCTTTGACTTGCGTTCCACGTGTTCAAGGTCAGACATAGCGCCTGCCCACTGAGAAAGCTGACCACTCATCTGTTGCAAGTCTTTACCCATCTGTATGCCTTTTTTTAAGGCTCCAAATGCTGCACTTGCCCCTGCCATTATAGTAATGGGGTCCATTGTGACTCTCTCTACCTCTACAAGCGGTATAGCCTGTTCTCCATGAGGTGTATTTAGTAACGTAAAAAGGGCTACAAAAGTATTATCTCCTGTAGCCTATATAGTTATATGTATAAAATAAATTATTGCAAGCAATTACTTTGTATTGTATACGCGTTCTTTAATCTCGCCGCGAGTAATACCCAGATCCTTTAGATCTTTGTCACTCATGTTGTGTACTATCCAGTAGTCTGCTCTCAATTGCTGAGCCTTAGCAATAGATGCTACTAAGTCTGAGAAGAAGTTAGATAGTGCTCTTAATAGTGCCTTTAAGAGTGCTAATGCTTTGTTAGGGGCTGTATATACTAATTCCATCGTATTTCTCCATGTGTTACGTCTTTATCTAGACACACACATAGTTATACTCAAGTGTTAGCGCTATAGTAGCTACAAGTTTGCATACCCGCTACCCAACAGGTACAAACGTCTCTGTAACTGTAACAATCGTATCAATATGACCAGCGGTTGTAGGGTGAACTTGGATCTTATCTCCAGGCTGTAACACTAGGTCTATGTTATTAAAGCTTATGTAGTCGCCAGCACCTAAGCTCTTACCGCTTAAGAAGTGAGAAGTATAAGTATCAGCAGCAACAAACCACTCAACGTCTACAGAGTTAGTACTACCACCACCATTAACTACATGGATGAAGGTGCACTCTGCCACACAGTTAGGAGGACAAGTGTATACGACCCCAACAGCGTCTGTACTGTTGTGCCCATACACAGACTTCATCCGTGATGGCTTACCCTGATTAACTATAGCCATTACTTCTTACCTGTAACTTTTTTGACTAGCTTAGTAGTCCATGCCTCATTAACGTCAGGTGTGCTAGGGTCATCACCAATTAGGTGACCTTTATCGTTACGAG